CAACACTTTTATGCTGCCCAGGTTTATTTGGGTTTTTTGGTTTGTTTTGTTTTTGTTTAGTTTTGTTTTTTTTGTTGTAAGTTGTCGTGCGTGGATTCTGTATGTTTCCACAAGATGGGGGGTTGTAAATGTCTAACAAAAAACACGGAATAATTAAGGATCTAGAGAACTTGGCTACACCAATCGGGCTGTTTAAGGCTTTGCCTGGTAATCCAAGACGAGGAAATGTCCAGGCTGTTGTAAAAAGCTACGAGAAGTTTGGTCAGCGTAAGCCAATCGTTGCAAGACGTGAAAGTGATGACTCTCTAATTGTTATCTCAGGCAATCATCAATTGCTTGCTGCGATTCAATTAGGTTGGACTCATATTGCTGCATCAATTGTTGATGAGGATGTTTCTGTATCTGAGGCTTTTGCTTTGGCTGATAATAGAACAGCTGACCTTGGAACTTACGACGATAAGGCTTTAGCTGAAATGTTAGAAAGAGTTGCGGTTGATGATTCGATGCTTGACGCGACTGGTTATGACTTAGCTGACCTTGAAAAACTTTTAGGGATCGAGCCGGAGCTGCCATCTGAAGGGCAAATTATTGATGCCCCTGCGGATCCCGTTACCAAGTTAGGTGATGTTTGGAGGCTTGGTGACCACTATGTTGTTTGTGGTTCTGCTACTGAGCCATCAAGTTATTACGGTATCCAGGGCCAGGCTGCTTTGTGCTTAACTGACCCACCGTATAACGTTGACTACAAAGACACGCATGGTCGTTCAATTGAAAACGATAAAATGGCTGAGGACTCTTTTACAAGTTTTCTTTATGATGCTTTGTCTATGATTCATGCTTTTACTGATGGTGCTGTTTATATGTTTTATGCAACTGCTGCGACAAGTTCTGTTTTTCAAGCCTGGTCTGCTGCAAAAATGCACTACTCCTCAAATATCATATGGGTCAAGGATTCATTTGTCCTGGGCCGATCTGATTTTCATTGGAGGTTTGAGCCAATCATGTATGGTTGGCCTGAGGGTAAGTCACATTATTTTATTGGTCGACGAGACCTATCAAATGTTTGGGATGACTTTAAAAATAATAAAGCTGGTGAGGCACAGCTTGATTTGTTTGATGGTGGTTTTAATTTAACTGTTGAATTAGACGACGAGGATGATGAAATGCTGCGTGAACTAAAGAAAACAAAGAACCCGGAGCTTAATCTTGGCCTGTTTGGCAGTTCTAATTCGGAAATGTACGACGATTCGAGAACTTTTAACGTCAATGAGATGGTTTTTGGGCCATCTAACGTGTGGAATGTTCCAAAACCTAGGAATAATAAGGATCATCCGACCATGAAACCCCTGGAGCTGCTCTCTAAGGCCATACTTTATTCATCCAAGCCTGGTGATTTAGTCCTGGACCCTTTTGCGGGATCCGGCAGCACGCTTATTGCTGCTCATGCTTTAAATAGAAAGTGTTACACGATTGAACTTGACCCTGCTTATGTTGATGTCATTGTTGATAGATTTAAAAATGCTTACCCGGATGAAACTGTTAAGCATTTACCTGGAGCTGCTGGTGGGTAAAAGAGGCCCACTTCCAAAGCCAGCCGGTGAGGCCCAGGGCCATCGTTCACGTGAGTTGCAGATTATCTCAGGTTCATCTGAACTAAAGAATGAACCACCGAAGCCAACTCGTGGCTGGTTAAAACAAACCAGGGACCGTTGGTACACTTACTGGGATTCTGATGTTGCTGGTGTCGCTCAAGAGGTTGACGTTCCAGCTGTTGAGAGATTGTTTGGGATGTACGATCAATATTCCAGGGTTATGAAAGTTGTTAAAAAGTCTTTAGTAGTTCGTGGTTCAACTGGACAAATTCGCACCAATCCCTTAGCGGAGCATGCTCTAAAACTCGAGACTCAAATACTTAGACTCGAGAACGAGTTAGGTTTGACTCCGATGGCTCGTCAAAGACTTGGAATTGCTGTTGGTGAGGCTGCAACTTCTTTGGCATCTATAAACGATCTTTTAAATTCAAGCGAGGATACGGCTACGGATCCAAGGATTTTGGAACTCCTGGAGGAGGAGTAATGATTTGGAGTAAACATGAGATGGATGACCTTGATGAAGAGTTATTAAAATGCAGGGTTTGTAAAAAGTACGTTGACATGTTTGATGTTGAGGATGTTTGCTTTGATTGTAATAGGGGGACAATTTGATTGAGCTGCCTGAGTCCGATGGCAGTCGTGTTGTTAAGTTTATTGAGAACTTTTGCGTTCATGGTGACGGTGACTTCTATGGTCAGCCTTTTAAATTAGACCTATGGCAGAAGCAATTGATTTATAATCTTTACGAAAAAAACAAAGATGGAGAGCGTAAATACAGAGAAGCTCTTTGTGGAGTTCCGAAAGGTAACGGCAAATCTCAAATGGCTGCGGCCATCGGTTTATATGAACTGCTTGGTGCTGGTACTGTATCCCCGCTTGTTACTGTTGCAGCTGCTAGCTTTGAGCAGGCCGACCTTGTCTTTGGAACGATGCGGACAATGTGTGAGCAAAGTCCTTATTTAAAAGGTCTTACTGAAGTCTTTAATAATTCTATAGGTGTTAAGAATGGACCGGGTCGTGTATTCCGTGTTGCTGCAAAAGCAGGCACGGCTGATGGTGGACGTAACTCAGCATTTATTGCTGATGAAATTCACGAATGGTCAACTCCAAACTTGCAAAGAGTTCATTATGTTTTATCAAACAACACGGCTAAAAGGAAGGACTCCCTTATTTTAAATATTACTACTGCCGGTTATGACCTGGACACTTTGGCTGGCCGTCTTTACTTGCGTGGTAAAAGAAAACAATCAGGTGAGACTGAGGATCCGGAGTTTTATTTTTATTGGTTGGAGCCTGATGAAGGTGCAGATTTTGAGGATGAGGAAATGTGGAAGTCAGTCAATCCTGCAATAGGTGGCGGTTGGTGGCCTGTTGATAATTTAAGAAGGCGAAGAGCTGCGTTACCACTCCCCGAGTTTCAACGTTACCATCTCAATATGTGGACAAGGACCCAAGAGGAGTCCTGGTTACCTGAGGGTTTGTGGGCTGAGCTTGCAGATTCTTTTGAATTGAAGCCTGATCTGCCGACTTACATCGGGATTGACATGGCTTTGAAGCACGATAGTGTGGCTGTTGTTTGGGGTCAACAAGACCCGGAGTCTGAATTGATTTATTTAGATTCTAAAATTTGGAGGAATGAGGGAGTAATGTTTGACTATGCAGAGGTTGAGACGTTCATAAGTAAATTAAACCGTGAGTTTAATGTTGTTGAGTGTGCGTATGACCCAGCGTTCTTTGAGCGATCTGCTCAGGCTTTGTATGATGAGAACGTTCCAATGGTTGAGTTTCCACAAACTCACGGCAGGATGGTTCCTGCCTGCGGTCAAAGCTACGAGTTGATAACTTCAAAGAAGGTTAGGCATAAAAACCACAACACATTCAACGATCAAGTTTTATCTGCTGTAAATAAACCGACCGACCGTGGATTCAGATTGTCAAAGGGTAAATCAAAAAGAAAGATTGACGGTGCTATCGCTATGGTGATGTGCCTGGACAGATTAACGTTCCCAACTAGGCCACCTGAACCCTCAAACATTGGTATTGTAGAATGGTGAGAGCATTGTTTGTAACACTTGAAGTCGCTGGTCTGTTGTTGATAACGGCTGGTGTTTATATGTTTAGTCAAGCAATGGCTTTAATTGTATTAGGTGCTGGCATACTGGCAGGGAGCTATTTATATAACCGATGAGTATATTTGGAAAGAACAGAGAACAACGAGACGCTGCTTTAGGAAACCTATCAGAGCTTTTGGCTCAACGTCAAGGGATCCCTGGTTATTCAGGTGAGTCTGTTACTGAAATTACTGCACTTGGTGTTGGTACTGTTTTATCTTGCGTATCTATCTTAGGTGATTCAATCGCTGCACTTCCTATAAAGGTTTACAGAGAACTTGATGATAGAAACGTAACTTATAGAACACCAAAGTTTTTAAAAAAACCTAATTTAAACCAATCAAGATTTGAGTTCATTCATCAACTTGTTACTTCACTTGCTTTGCATGGTAATGCATACGTTCTTGTCGATCGTGACACGGCTGAGCGTCCAATTGCCATGTCTATAATTCATCCGGACAAAGTAAAAGTTAACATCAAAAACAATGAAAAATTATTTTCTTTTAATGACCGTATGTATACAAAACATAACATTCTGCACTTTACCTGGTTCACACATCCAGGTTCTCATGTAGGTGTCAGTCCACTGAAAACGCAAAAGAACACGATTGGAGTTGCATTAGCAATGGAGCGGCACATTGGGCAGTTCTATGGACAAGGTGCGACTCCATCGTCTATCCTTGAAACTGACCAGGCAATGACAAAAGAACAAGCTGAAGTATTGCAAGCTACCTGGACAGGAGCTCATAACAGAAACAGAAAGCCAGCGGTTCTTACGGGTGGTTTGAAGTGGAAGGCTATAAGTGATGCTGCTGGTGATGAACTTGTAAAAGCAAGGGATCAAATTGTTAAAGAGATTGCTCGTGTTTATAGGATTCCAAGTTATTTAATTCATGCCGATGGATCAAGTGGACTTTATTCAAACGTTGAGAGTTCAGGTATCCAATTTGTTAGGCATACCCTACTCCCCTGGTTATCCAGGATTGAGGAAGGGTTCTCAAGTCTTTTACCTGGAGCATCTTATGCAAGGTTTGACGTGTCTGAATATAATCGTGGTGATCGTGCCACAACAATCCGAGCAGCTCAAACTGCAATTAGCTCAGGTATATTTACCCCTAATGAAATCAGACAACAACTTGATTATGAACCTTACGAGGGTGGTGACAACTTTTACATTGGACTTCAAGGAGCACCTGTTGGACCTGATATTCCACCTGTTGGCACAGATTCAATTCAGCCTGAAATCCAAGATGAGGAAACTAAGGAGGGCTAATGCCTTACTCGATTGTCCGAGACCATGAGGATTGTGACGGATTTGGTGTTGTCAAAGATGACGATAATAAATTAATGGGTTGCCATGACTCTAGAGAAAAAGCAAAAAAACAAATAACCGCACTTAATATTGCCGAGGCAGAGTCGGGTGGTTATCGTCAAGCTGACCCTGATAATGACATTTATAAAACTCAAGAAGAGGCTGAAGCAAAAGCAAAAGAGATTGGTTGCGTTGGTTCTCACACTCATGAGATTGATGGTGTTGTTTATTTTATGCCTTGTGAAAAAATGAGCGATTATGAAGAGATTACTGGGATGAAACATTCGAGTGATGATGATTACACTTTGACTGAAAGACAGGAGTCTGAACCTGCACCTAAAAAAGACCAAATTGAAGGGTCAAAAACAAACAAGCCAGGAAGTGCATCCGGAAAGTCAGGATCCATAAAATTTTCTGAAGGAACTGAAAAGTCAATTGCGACAATTGTTGAAAACCATAACGAGGAAATAAATTCAAAGGGCATGGCGACATGGCGACGTTTAAGGACTCCAACTGCTAAGGCTGTAGTTCGACGAGGCTTTGGAGCGTTTTCTGTATCTCATCGGCCTGGGGTATCTAGGAATGCCTGGGGACTTGCTCGTTTAAAAGCATTTGCTTATTTATTAAAAAACGACCGACCTAAAAATCCAAAATATGTCGGTGACAATGATTTACTTCCTGAGGCTCATCCAAAGCACAGCAAAAAGAAAGATAAAGAAAAAAATAGTTTCAGGCATGATATAAAGGTACCAGCTTTTATTAAAAATAATGCTGCTCGTGGTTTAGAAAATTTACAATTTGCCGGTCAAGGTTTGACTGAAAAAACAAAAAGAGAGGCACGCATGATGCGTGATGGTGATGTATCTCATGATAAAGCACTTCGTATGGCCGCTTGGTTTGCTCGTCATGTTACTGACCTGGAGGGTGAGGGTGCTAAAGAGTTTTTAGCTGGTGAGACCGATCGCATGAGTCCTGGACAAGTTGCTTGGCTTTTGTGGGGTGGTTCTTTAGCTGCTGCCACCAGGATGGATGCTATGCGTTGGGCTGAGCGTCAAGTTGCCCGTCATGAAGGCGAAAAAAACTCTAGGCCACAACCTGTTTTACAATCGGCAGGTATTATTAAAGCAATGAGCGAAAGTAAAGAAACAAGATATTTCGAGTTGCGAGCTGAGGCTGCAATCGATTCTGAGGACTTAGTATTCACGGGGTATGCATCTGTATTTAACTCCCCTTATTCTGTAGCAGACTCTCGAGGTGTTTATAATGAAATTGTAAACCCTGGAGCGTTTTCTAAAACTTTAAATGAACAAGACGATGTTAAGTTTTTAATAAATCATGATGGGATCCCATTGGCTAGAACTAAGTCCGGGACCCTGGAACTTCGAGAGGATGAACATGGTTTATTTGTAAAGGCTGAGCTAGACGAAGCCAATCCTAGAGTTGCTGAAATATCATCCGCTCTAAAAAGAGGGGATCTCTCAGAGATGAGTTTTGGATTCCACGCTATCAAAGATGAGTTTTCTGATGGTGGCGAAACTAGAACGCTCAAAGAATTGCGTCTGCTTGACGTATCAGTTGTTACTTGGCCAGCTAACCCTGCGACAGTCGGTAAAATCCGAGGAGTCGATTTGGGAGAGTTGCAGTCTACTCTTGCTGAAGTAAGAAATGATGAAGCAACAACTGACCAAGCTGACAAAATAAAAGAAGTAATCGGTCAGTTATCTGACTTGTTACCAAGTTCTGAAAGTTCAAAGTCAAAAGTACGGGCTGCGGTTCGAGACATTGAAGTTTGGGACTTACAGAGCCGTTCATAAAAGCCGATCTATCACTTTTGCGGACACTCACACTTAAAAATAAAATATTATTATTTCAATAGGAGTTAAATTGAAAATTAAAGAAATGTTAGAAAAAAGAGAAGGACTTATTTCTGATGCTAAAGGTATGACTGAACTTGCTGAAAAGGAAGACAGAGACTTTAGCGAAGATGAGACTTCAAAATTTGACAGCCTAAAAAGCGAAATCAACGAACTTGGCGACAGAATAAAAGAAGCTGAAGAGTTGAGAAAAGCTGAAAAAGAAATTGAGGAAAGTAGACAAAAACTTGGAGTGGACGAGGAAGTCCTAGAGCCAGCTGTTGAGTCTATTGAAGAGCCTGGTGTTTATCACAGAGGGTCTGAAAACTCATTTTTGCAAGACGCTTTTAATGCTAGAAATGGTGATTTCTTAGCTCAAGACAGGATTAACCGTCATCAACAAGGTAACGGTGAAAAGAGAGACGTTGGAACTGGTGCATTTGCTGGTTTAGTCGTACCTCAATATTTGACCGATCTTGTTGCTACAAAAGCAAGAGCTGGAAGTCCATTCTATAACGCTTTACCTAAGGCACCTTTACCAGATAAAGGTATGAAGGTTGAGCTGTCTAGAATTACTACAGGTTCTGCTAATGCATTTCAAGCAACTGAAAACGCTGCACTTCAAGAGACCAACATGGACGACACTTTATATTCTGTAAATGTCAACACCATTGGTGGTCAGCAAGACGTATCTCGTCAAGCAATTGAGAGAGGTACTGACCTTGAAGGCATCATATTTAGTGACTTGATTTCTGCTTATTACACAGAACTTGATAATAAATTAATTAATGGAGACGGTACAGGTGGAGCACCTGAAGGCATCAGAAACGTTACAGGAATAAACACCGTAACTTATACCGATGCATCCCCAACTGTTGGAGAGCTTTATCCAAAATTAATCGATGCTATTCAAAAAATTAATAGCAATAGATTTGCTGCTGCTACAGCTATCATCATGCATCCACGTAGATGGGGTTTCTTTTCTGCTGGTGTAGATGGAAACTCAAGACCATTAGTATTGCCTGCTGGTAACAACCCAAGCGATGCATTTGGTGTTGGTGAGGCTGCTGGTTATGGCCAAGTTGTTGGTCAAATTGCAGGTTTACCTGTAATTGCAGACGCTAATATTGCAACTGATGATGGTGGAGGTAATAACCAAGACCAGATTTATGTTGTTAAAGCTGACGACCATATTCTCTTTGAAGAGACAGGTAGTCCGTTTAGACTAAGATTCGACGATGTCGGATCCGGGTCACTTTCAGTCAAGTTGGTTTGTTATGGTTATGTTGCTTATGCATCAGGCCGTTACCCAGCTGGAATTACAAAAATTCAAGGTACTGGATTAGTAACACCTAGTTTCTAGGTTATTATTTAGCGGGGTCTTTAGGGATCCCGCTAAATTAAAAAGGAGTTTAAATGGCTAAATTAAAATTAACCAAAGATGAAATTGCTGCATTGCAAGCAGAGCTGAAGGGTTATCTTGTTTTCAAAAAAACCAAAAGAGCTGCTGCTGTTAAAAAAGTTTTGAAAGACGCAGGAGTTCCTGAGTCTGCATCTGCTAAGCCTAAGGCTGAAACAGCTGCAAAGAAAAAACCAGCAGCAAAGTCAAAACCTAAAAAATAAATAATGGCGATAACCAATGGCTACTGCACCTTAGCAGAGATAAAGGCATTCGTTAATATAAGCGACTCAAACGACGACGACCAACTTGAGGACGCTGTAAATTCTGCAAGCCGTCAAATAGACGCTTATTGTGGTCGTCAATTTTTTGCTGATGGAGCAACTTCTTCAAAGGTTTATAGAACTTCTAGTCCTTATAAAGTAGTTGTTGATGATATTTCAACTTCAACAGGCTTGGTTTTAAAGTACGATGATGACGAGGATGGAACCTACGAGACAACCGTTGCATCTACAGATTTTATTTTACTTCCTTTAAATGGTGAGAGCTTTGGTATTGCTGGGCTTGGTTTCACTTCAATTGAATTGTTTACTGATGGATCCCACGAGTTTCCAACAACTCACATAAATAATCGACCAGCTATTGAGGTAACTGCAAACTGGGGATTTGCAGCTGTTCCTGAACCAATACGTCAAGCTGCTTTAATGTTGAGCAGCGAAAACTTTGCAATGCGTAACACTCCCCTAGGTATTGCTGGTGTTGGTGAGTTCGGTGTCCTGGCGGTTCGTCAAAACAGACAAATAACCAGGATGATTGACCCGTTCAGACGTGGCGAGGTAGTTCACGGTATCGCTTAATGGCCAGCTTTAGTACAATCCGTACCGCAATAAAAACAACCCTGGGAGGGATCTCTGGACTTCGAGTCTTTGACACAGTTGAGGACATGGTCAATGTTCCTGCTGCTGTTTTAATTCCATCGTCAATAAATTTTAATGAGGCCATGGCTCGTGGGACTGATAGCTACGAGTTTGATTTAATTGTTGTTGTATCTCGTGCTGATTCACGATCGGGCCAAAATCAATTGGATGGTTTTATAAACGGTTCCGGGTCATCATCAATACGTCAGGCCATATTTCAAAACTCCAGCCTAGGCCAATCGGACACGTCTGCGGTGGTCACTACAATGAGTGATTATGGAGGCACCTATGCGGTCAATGGTATTGAATGCATCGGAGCTCGGTTAGGTATAACTGTTTACACTAAGGGGACAGCATGAAGTTTAAAATAATTGGTAATAAAAAAATCAACGGTAAAGAACCTGGCGAGGTCATTGAAATAAAGGATGAAATGTTGGCTGAAACTCTTGCAGCTGGAGGCCATATAGAAAAGGTCCAGGGATCTGCTAAAAAAAAGGATAAAAAATAAATGCCTTACAAAAAAACAAAAATTAAAAAAGGCGGAGGCCGTAAAGGTGGAGGCCGCAGATAAATGGCTACTTTTGTATTAACTGACGGTAGATTTTTTCTTAATGGCTTTGACATGTCAGGCCATACTCAATCAATGACCCTGGATTTAACTGCTGATGAGGTCGATGTTACGTCCATAAACTCAGGAGGTTTTAGGTCAAAAATTGCGGGACTTCAAGATGCTAGCTTGACCGCAAATGGATTTTTTGAGGCAGGTACTGACAAGCCTGACGCTTTACTTGGTGTATCAGCTGGTGCTGAACTCATTGGTACTGTATCCCCTACTTCATCTGCTGGTGATACTGCATATTTTTTAAAATCCAGGAACTTTAGTTATTCAATTGGTGGAGCGGTTGGCGATGTAATGCCGTTTTCCATAACAAATGCTAACAGTTCCGATCGTGCTGTTCGTGGCACTATCATGGTTGATGATTCTGCAAATTTAACAGCAACTGGTAATTCAACTGGACGAAACCTAGGAGCTGTTGCAGCAGGCAAATCTTTATTTGTTGCTGCTCATGTTGTATCTGTATCAGGAACTTCAACACCAACTTTGGCACTTAAAGTTCAAAGTGACGACAATGGTTCTTTTACAAGTCCTACCGATCGTATAACTTTGACAAACTTTACTTCTGTAGGAGCACAATATTCAAAGGTTGCTGGTGCAATAACTGACACACATTTCAGAATAAATTACACGCTCAGTGGAACCAGCCCATCATTTAAGGTTTTCATAAGCGTTGGAATTGTTTAAAACTTTCTACTAAAATTAAATAGTTAATATTCATATTAACCTGTTTATTTAATTAATGAATATCGGGCAACCGATGCGACACTCTTTGTTTTTAACCTAACAAAGAACCGGGTAGATTGTTTTTACACGCTACCCGGTTTGTCGTTTTCTAGGCCATAAACATTTTATTGATTGTTTTTCTAGTATTCTTTGCCTATGGCTAATGGTTTTAAAGTATTTTCAGTATCTGAAGTATTAACTGCTGCTGATGTCAATGATTATTTAATGGAGCAAAGCATTGCTATTTTTGCAGATTCAACCGCTCGTGATGCACAAATTTCAAGCCCTGTTGAGGGTCAGTTCTGCTATCTTGCTGATTCCAATGTTTTACAATTCTATTCCGGTTCCAGCTGGGCCTCGTATATTGGTGAGGGCGATATCACAGCGGTCAATGCAGGGACAGCCATGGATGGTGGTGGAGCCAGCGGTTCTGTTACTTTAAACGTAGATGTAAACGCTGCAAGTTCTGCAACTCCAGCAAGTGGGGATGAGATTTTAATTGCTGATGTTAGTGCGTCAAATGCTGTAAAAAAGACAACTTTAAATGATCTGCCGGTTTCAACTGCCACTCAAGCTGCTATTGATGCTGTTACTGCTGGTACAAGCACTTTAACTATTTTATTTACTGTAAAAGTTGCAGATGATGGTTCCGGCAGTCAAAACGTTTTTTATTTTTTGAATGGCACGGATTCAGGTGCTGGCACAAGGTCACCGGCCATGGATCTTGCAACAGGTTTTAAATATAAATTTGACGTAAGTGATTCATCTTTTTCAGGTCATAATTTAAAATTTTCAACTACTGAGGATGGCTCTCATAACAGCGGAGCTGAGTTCACGACTAATGTTACAACTTCCGGAACCCCTGGAAGTGCTAACGCATATGTTCAAATTGAGATAACACCTGAAACATTAGGGATCGCTGGTGCAACAAAAACACTTTATTATTATTGCTCAAACCACAGCGGCATGGGTGGCAGTGGCTCTTTGTCTTTGTATCCTGCTGCTGGAGGTGGCGGTTCATCTGTTGGTTTAATATTGGCATTAGGCTAGAAAGGATAAAATATGGCTGAAACATATAAAAACGCTGGACTTGCAATCACTAACAGCGAGCAAGACATTTATCAATGTCCAGCTGGAACGGCAGCGATTGTAATGACTTTAAGAGTCACAAATATTGACGGTACTAACGATGACAATATAACTGCTAAAGTGACAGATAGTTCCAATACTAATATTGCAAGCGTTGCCCATACCATTTCAGTACCTGCTGACACTTCTTTGGAGTTGGCTGGGGATTCTAAAATTATTTTAGAAGCTCAGGATAAGGTAAGGCTTACTGGTGGTGCATCATCAGGTGATTTAATGGGTTTTATCAGTGTTGTGGAAATAACATAAAAGAGGTTTAAATTATGGCGACAGGCGGATATATAGGCGGTCAAGGTTTTGTCCAAAGCAGGGACGCTAATAGCGGTGTTTTTTCTATGGCCGAAGTTAATGAGTTGATTGCACAAGAAAAATGGCGAGAAGCATCATCATCTTTTACTGTAAATTTTTTAGTGATCGCTGGGGGTGGCGGAGGCGGTCAGTATAATGGTCGAGCCGGTGGAGGCGGTGGAGCTGGGGGTTATAGAAATTCCTATTCATCAGAAACTTCCGGAGGCGGTGGCTCATCAGAAACTGCTTTAACTTTAAACACTTACACACCAGTCGCAGTATCGATTGGTGCAGGTGGTGCCGCAGCGACAATTGGGTCAAACTCATCTATTGACACAATCACATCAACTGGGGGCGGCTTGGGAGCTCATTCCGGAGTTGGTGGAGATGGTGGTTCAGGTGGAGGTAATTCTTATAACAATGCAACTTCATATTCGACACCTGTAGCAAATCAAGGCTATAGAGGCGGTAAGGGTAATAACAACGGACACTCAAACGCTGCTGGAGGTTCAGGTGGCGGTGCGGGTGCAGAAGGCAATAATGGACAACACTTGAGCAGATATGGTTATGCAGGTGGAGCTGGTTTATCATCATCAATAACAGGCTCATCAGTAGCAAGAGGTGGCGGTGGTACCGCAGGTGGTTATCAAAACACACATGGTGCATCAGGTGTTAATGGTGGTGGCTCTATGGCTGGAGCAGGGACTGCTAATACTGGGGGCGGTGGAGGTGGCTCAGGTCATTCAGCTGCTGGTGGCACAGGAGGTTCAGGAGTTATAATTGCCAGGTGGACTACAACTGATGCTACTTTATCCCCGACAAGAACTGGTTTAACAGATGGTGGAGTTCAGACGACTGGCTCGGATAGTTATATTATTATTACTGCTGGCAGCGGTAATTTACAATGGTTTCAATAATGGCTCATTACGCATACCTTGATAAAGACAATATTGTTTTGCAAGTAATTACAGGCAAAGATGAAAGTGAAATAGTATCACTACCTAAAGGTTTTACATCCTGGGAGGATTTTTATTTAACTCATAATAAAGATGCAAAAAAATGTATAAGAACTTCTTACAATACTTTTCAAAATAAACATTTGTTAGGAGGCACTCCATTTAGAGGTAATTTTGCTGGTGTTGGCATGATTTATGATGTTGATGAAGATGTTTTTTATTTACAACAACCTTTTGCAAGCTGGACTTTGAATAAAAATAATTGGACCTGGGAACCTCCGGTAGCTATTCCAGATGATGCTTTTGATTCTGAGGGTGATCTTTTGAAAAATTACGAATGGGATGAAAGCAGTAAAAATTGGGCTGAAATAACAGAGTCCTAAATTAAATTTTTCTAGCAATTTTTTTTTCTTTTAATTAGTATTCTTTAATAATGTATAAGATTTTTAATACTGAAAAAAGCAATGTTTCTTATTTTATAAAACCATACTCCCCTACTAATGAAAATATACCATTAGGTATGTTTGGTAATGTTGAAAACTCACAAGTTCAAGGTGTAAAATGTCCGAGTGTTAGTTCGGCTCAAAGCAGGATATTTGAAATAAAAAGTTTTTTAGATATTGAGATAGTTTTTGGATTAGATAAATGGAGAGAGCCACATTTTACTTATGAGTTAAAGAAAAAACATCCATTTACAGATGCATTGCATAATTATGTCCGTAATAATATTTTAGTTAAAAAAGAAAAAGATGGATTTGTACATCTACAACTTATAAGTCCATATTTCTTAGTTACTGATGATATTGACTTAGAAGTTATGACTCTTGAGCCAAATGTTAAAATGGAAAATTGCAAATATGTTAATGGTGCATATTACCCATATTCTTGGATAAGAAATACTAACAGCACTTATGCTTTGATTGATAATGATAAAGAGGCAGTATTAAATTTTTCGTTAGATAAATCTTTTATGAAATGGGTTTTTAATAAAAAAGTTAATTTAAATTTTATAAATCCTGACGAAAAAATTTTAAATTATTTAAAACAAAATGAGGGAATTGTAAATTACAGGCACGATATGAAAGATATTTTTAGTAATGTAATTAAGAGAAGGCCAAAAAAATTATTAAATAATCAATAGGCCATGATATCTTGACCAAATTGTATTTTATAATTAATTCATGAAACTTGAAGTTAAAAGGACCCAGCTTGGTGTTGATGCCACGAATGGTGAGCTTTACATTGATGGAGTCCGGGAGTGCTTTACCTTAGAGGATGAAGTTCGAGATGGCCCTAAGGTCTACGGCGAGACGGCCGTTCCTGCTGGTGAGTACGAAATAACATTCAGAACCGTTGGCGGTTTTCATACCAAATTAAAAAAACATTACGATAATAAAAAAGGTTTTGGTCCTGGTTGGCATCAAGGCTCACTTTGGGTCCGTGACATTCCTGGGTTCGAGTTTATATTAATCCATCCGGGGAATGACGATTCCGACACCCTAGGCTGTCTTTTGGTCGGCCAAACTCAGCAAGACCTGGACAAAAATAAAGACGGCTTTATTGGTCGATCAAGAGCTGCTTATGAGGCTTTATATCCAAAGGTTCGAGATGCTTTGCTTGCTGGCGAAAAGGTAACGATAAAATATACAAATCTAGGCCAGGTGGAACCTGAGCCTGTTAATGATAAAATTGTAAAAAAAGAGGAGCATCTTTTGAATAAAGGCGACAATGGTTTAAATGTTAAGTTTCTACAAAACTTACTATTGTCCTGGGACTCAGGTTGTTTACCAAAGTTTGGAGCTGATTCTGACTTTGGTGGCGAAACCCTGGAAGCTGTAAAAGGTTTTCAATCATCCCATGGACTCGACCCATCCGGCTCAATTGACTTTATGACAGCGATTGCTTTGAGTAAGTATGTCAAGGAGTAAAAATAAAATGGATTTTAAAGATTGGGCCATAAAGGTTGGGATTAGAACTCTCAGAACTTTTATCCAGGCTTTTTTGGGGATCCTTACCGCAAGTGGGACCGGGATGGTTGAGATGGATGTTTTAACTAATGCCCTTGTTGCTGGAGCTGTCGCTGCTGTTACAGCTTTACAGAATGGTCTTGAAGAGTGGACCCCACAAAATAAAGGCTAGATTTAAATAAATTTAGCTTATAAATTTAATACCTTAATTCGTATAGGTTTGGTGTTATTCCTGGTTTTTCCATTTCCGGTCCTTGCTAGTGAAACCACAACCTATGAACGTATTGCTGGTAATGGTCAGAACGAAACTTCATTAAGTTTTGACTATGGTGGAGTGTCCTGGAATAGATTAGATATTCATAGTGGCGATTGCGGCTCAACTACTCAGGCTGTTCATTTCAATATGCAATCAGCTGCTGATGGCACTATCACAATGACATTCCCGGAGTCTGACGTGTCTGCTGCTGGTTTTTTAAGTGGCTGCGTAAACGATCCCTATACCGTAACTTGGAACTATTCAGATGGCACTTCTGCAACTGAAAACTATTCAGCTCAAAGTAATGCAAACGTTGCCACAATGTACGAGGATATATCTCATTCTGTTACTGGTAAATATATTACTTCTGTTGCTGTTGTTTATGATGACTATGTTATTGTTGATGACATTTTTTGGACTTATGGCACTCCGGTCACAACCACAACAACTTCAAGCAGCACAACAACAACCACTACAACAACAACCACTACAACAACTACAACAACTTCAACCACAACTACAACGGTTCCACCAACTACAACAACAACGACCACAACTACGACAACGGTTCCACCAACAACTACAACTACAACGGTTCCACCAACAACCACAACAACTTCAACTACAACTACAACAACAACTACAACATTGCCACCTGCACCTATTGTTGTGGTGATCCCTGAACCTGAACCTGAACCTGAGCCAATTGTCGAGGTGATCATAATTGGTGGAGAGGAACTTGAATTTACTGAGGATGAGATCGCTGACGGAACGGTGGAAAGACAGAAAGAAAGGGCAAAAAACCTTGAAGAGCTGGGCTGTGAGGCAACTGACGCACAAGTGGCCCGTGGCGATTGTGGTGATATTGATATTTTTGCGGATCCTGAAACTGACGAAACTTTGCAATCTGATATTTTGGACTCAGATGAGTTTGATGAAACTATGCAGGATGATATTTTGGACTCAGATGAACCAATTGAAGAGGAGCTAGATGACCTTGAAATAAAAGAATTGGAGGAAAAAGAGGACCAAATAATAAAAGACCTAGAAAATAACGGAACATTTTTTGATGGTCCTGTAGATGAGTTATCTGATGAGGAGCTTGAGGAAATCGAGGAGTTAATTGATCAAATAATTTTTATCCAGGAAAATGTCGACTTTGATGTTTTTGAAGTTAAAGATGACGATTTTGAAATTGATTTAGAGTTTGACGAGGATATTGTAATTGTAATTGTTGATGAGGAAGAGGACGAAGAGGAAGCACCACCTGTAATTGAAATATTTGATGAGGAAGAGGACGAAGTCTTGGATGTGAAGCCTGAGATTGAAGTTGTTGAGCAAATAAAAGAAAAAGAAATAATTTTGTCTGATGAGGAAATTGTCGAGGTTGAGCAAGCTGTTGAGGAGCTTGTTGAGGTTATTGAGGCTGCTGAGGATGAGATCCCTGAAGTTCCTGATGAAATAATTGAGGACTTGTCTGAGGAGCAAGTTGAGGCTGTTGTTGACACTTATGTTGAAACCCTGGAAGTTGAGGCCAAAGTTGAAATTATTGAGGACGTTGTTGAGGTTGGCCTGGAAGAGTTATCTGATGAGCAGGTCACGGTTGTTGCTGCTGTTGTTGAGTCAGCGATCGATGATGTTGAGGAGCTTGATGAGCAGCAAGTTGAAACTGTTGCGGAAGTCCTGGGGCTTGATGATTCTGAGGATGTTGCTGTTCTAGCTGCGAATGTCAAAGATGATGAAGCTGTTGCAGCTGCGGTTGATTCATATGTTGAGCGTGCTGCGTCTGAAGAGAACGCTGACGTTGAGGATTACAACGTTGCCGATGCTGTTGTTGAATATCAAACAGAGGAGTTTCTTGCAAATCCGACCGTTATTTTTGAGGTCGATTTTCAAGAAATTAGTTTTTCTGCACTAGACCAAGGTATGACGTTGCAACAGAAAGAAAAAAGCCAGGAGGTTGTCGTTCCTGTAATTATTGCATCTCAAATCGTATCGGCCAGTGTGGTACCATATAGGAGGAGATTATGATTAAAAAATTAATAAATATAGCTAAAGGTGTTTTAAAGTTTGCCTGGTTAGGAAAGTCTTTTAATTGGCTCAAGTCAATATTAAAAGAGACCCTGGCTCAAACTTTTACACTTCTTGGTTTTTTTATTGCTTGGCTCACGTTAACTGGAGCCGCTAAGGACATTGTTGGAATAGCGATTATTATTTCAATAACTCTTTGGCTTTTAACTATCGGCTTTAGAGATTAACCTAGGAGGTTTTTGGTAGCCCTATTGTTTGCTTGCACTTTAAGCATGCCAGCATCGATGTCTGATATCGCTGAATATCAGCATTGCCAGCAATATTCCCATGTTTGGGAGCTTGGCTTTGAATGGTCTGACCTTGTTGTATCCCATTTTGAGCCAAGTGACCATTTGACCGCATACAAAATTATTGGATGTGAAAGCTGGGGGATCTCGTCAGCTAAAAACCCAACATCTACTGCAAAGGGTTTATGGCAGTTCATCGATAAAACCTGGAACTGGGTTTCATACAAATTACAAACTGAAGGGTCTGCATATGACCCGCATCTATCCACGCACTTTGCTGCGTTTTTAAAATATCAAACACCACAAGGCTGGGGCCATTGGTCTGAGTCTGCTGCGTGTTGGAAAGGACCAAACGATGTTAAATCAACAAATTCTATTCATTAATATAAAATTTAAAATTTACCGACAACTTTTACTTATTATTTTTTACGAGGTTTGCTGGGAGTTTTACTGGTGGACTGACGGTTTACATATAAAATTTTATAAATGGCTAATTAATAAAAATATCTGACTCCTTGGGCTTGTTTATGCTAATGTCCACACATGGTTAAAAACAAGGAGGACAAAATGTCAAAGAAACCAAGACGGGTGCAGCCACCTGTCGTCATTAAGCTACCTAGCAATCCTCAGGTCAACTGGACCACTGGTGAGCTAGTTATTACGGACCGTCAGCTCAGCAACTTCTACCCTGAAGTAAAAAGGCACTGGGACCGTAAGCAGTTGAGAAAGCCAAAGAGTCGGGTCGTGCGTCTAAATGATGCCATCGATCAAGTTCTCGAGGCTAAGCAAGAGGTCGAGGACATCAAGTATGAAATCGAGCAATGGAAGGAAGGCCTGGAAGGTACCAACTTCGAGGGGACTCTAAAGTATGAAATGCTTGAGGAGTGTCTTGACCAGCTCGAGTCGCTCTTTGACCAACTTGAGGAAGTCGATTATAGCGATGGCGACATCGTTTTTCCTGGAATGTTTGACTGAAATAGCCTAAAAAGACTAATAAGGGCCTGACAGCCCACACGTTGCCGTTTAAGCGATATTTCGTGTCTAGGCTACCATTGGGCCTACCCATAGTACAAAGCTCTTAGAAAGGCTCTAAATGGCCTATATACAGCTATATTTGCATTAATTTTTCCTAAGTTTATTTTTATTTTTTTGCTAGGCCACTATCCAAAAATAAGCGATCTGTTCAGTACCATATTGGTAAGCAAAAAGAAAAGGATAATATTATGGCTACTTTTGTTTTCACAGATGCGTCTGTGACAATCAATTCAGTAGATTTATCTGACCATGTCCGTTCTGTTACTTTAGATATCACAGCTGAAGAGCAGGATGATACGGCTATGGGGTCAACCTTCCGCTCAAGAAAAGGCGGATTAAAGGAAGGCAGCTTAAGCTTGGAATTTAACAGCGACTTTGCTGCGGCAGAGATCGATGCAACTATATTTCCTATCCTAGGGACTAACGTTGCATATGTTGTTAAACCAACAAGTGGCTCAGTAAGTGCTACTAACCCATCCTATTCAGGTAATTGTTTGGTGACTCAGCATGTACCTGTTGGGAATGCTGTAGGTGACCTTGCCACTACTTCAGTGACTTGGCCAACTTCCGGCACAATAACGAGAGCAACGAGTTAATCGTGGCAGGTTCATCAGGGTTACACCAGCTCACTTTGGTGTATGTAGACGAAACCACGCAAGAACTTGATTTGCGTCCTATTGACTTTGTTGCTGTTGAGCGTAAATTTGGGAACCGTCCAGCTGCCGAACTACAAAATTTGGCATTTGAGGAACTCATGTATTTATGTTGGCATGCATCAAAACGTTTAGGAACTACAGAAAATTTTGACAAATGGCTTGAGAAGGTATCAAGCATTGATGGCTTAGATGGGGATGATTCCTCGGACTAACTACCGGCCACTTTGTTTCTTTAATTTGTGATGTTGCACTTGCTGCTGGACTCAATCCGGTGGAAGTGGCCGACATGCCACTCGAGTTCTTTATGGGTTTGCAAAACTCGCTTTTAAAAAGAAGCGAACAAGAAAAAGGCAAATAATGGCGAAAGGCATAACGAAAAAAGCCGCAGGCAGTGGTATAGCTGTTGAGGGTTTAAATGATGTTTTAAGAGGCCTACGAGGTATGGAGCAGGCCGGTGAGGTCCGTAGTCAATTTAGACAGTTTCATAAAGGCTTAGCTAAGTCTGTTGAGGCTGACACTCGTTCTGAGGCTTTAAGACAAAAAGAACAAGGCCGTGCCGTGCCTAAAAGAGCACGAGGTTCTGCTGGTTTTGTTGGTGGTGGTACGGATCGTGTTGCGTTCCTGGACATTAGAAAAACCAACAAATTTGCTAGAAACCTTGAGTTTGGACGAAAATATCAGTTTATTCCTGGTTTAGCTGCGGGATCCGGAGGCGACAGAAAGCCTGGATTTGCAACTAATGAGTTGAGCAAAACTCAACGAGGCAATGTAAACCGTGCATTTAGAGATGACGAAGGCAAGCAAAGATTAAAGACAATCGGTGTGTATTATCCTGCTGAAAAAATGAGACGCAGGGTTTATAAAGAATGGATTGGCACCTTTTGGTCCAATCGTGGAGGGTTTCCTGAAGGTACAAAGTTTGGCGGGTATGTTGCTGAAAAAACAATTGCAAAGGTAACCCCTGGACTCGGTGAGGAATATGCATCTGAAATGCAGCAAATAGTAAAAAAAGCGATAAAAGGTAAATAATGGCTGATACAAAGAAAACGCTAAGGTTTGAGTTTTTAGCTGACACTAAGAAGTTTTTAGGCAAAGTTGGAGCTGTTGGAAAGAAGTTTGACGCTCTAGGCCAGGACATGAACCGTGTCGGTGGTCAAATTAATAAAGTTTTTGCTGGTATTGGGATTGGTGCTGGTGCTGTTGCAACTAAAGCCTTGAGTGAGTTCCGTGGTTTTGAGGATGGAATGAACGAGGTTTTCACTCTTTTGCCTGGTATAAGTTCTGATGCTATGGATCAAATGTCTGCGGACATATTGCAAGTATCAAAAGAAATTGGCAGGTTACCTGAGGATGTTATTCCATCTTTGTATAATTCATTATCTGCTGGTGTGCCACCTGGAAACGTTTTTGATTTCTTAGAAACTGCAAATAAATTAGCTGTTGGTGGTGCTACTGATTTAGGCACAGCTGTTGATGGTTTGACTACTGTTGTCAATGCTTTTGGTTCTGACGTTATTTCTGTTGGTGAGGCATCTGACATTATCTTTACTGCTGTAAAAGGTGGAAAGACCACGGTAGAAGAGTTATCAAATGCTATGTTTAATGTTGCACCGATTGCTGCATCTATGGGGATCGCTTTTGGTGATGTAACTGCTGCAACGGCTACATTAACTGCTGCTGGTACTCCGACCAGTGTTGCAATGACTCAGATTCGTGCTGCTTTATCTGAATTAGCAAAACCTACAAGTCAAATTTCTAAGTTGTTTATGGAGTTAACTGGTCAAAGTTTTGAGGAGTTTATTGCAAGTGGTGGAAACATGAAGGAGGGTTTCGACATAATCAAAAAAGGAGCCGAGGCCCAAGGTAAGCCTTTAGCTCAATTTGTTGGTTCTGTTGAAGCACTTGGTGCTATACAAACTCTAACCGGTAAAGGTTCAGAAAAGTTTGCAGCTGAGCTTTTAGCTGCTGGTGATGCTGCTGGTGCTACTGAGGCTGCTTTTACACAGGGTGCAAGTGGTATTGGACTTGTCCTGGACAAAATAAGAGCAGCGATCAATGTTTTTGTTATTGAGATTGGCCAAAAATTAGCACCGATTCTTTTAGATTTTATTGACAAGGCCCAAGCTGTATTTGCAAGATTGCAGCCAAGGGTAAAGGCTTTTAGTGATGCGGTCAGGGAGTTTTTAGGATCTGACCAATTTCTTGGTTTAATAAATAACATTCGTGTTGGTTTTGAGAAACTTGAAGAGAAACTTACACCTGTTTTTAAAAGAATAAGAGAATTCACAAAAGACAACCCTAAGGTTGCTTTTACTGGCTTAGCTGTTGTTATTGGAGGGATCTTGCTTGCATCTGTTGTATCTCTTGCTACGGCTTTTGCTGCTTTATTTAGCCCTTTTGTGATCGTGTTAGGTTTAATTGCTGGTTTAGCTGCTGGATTTAGATTTGCTTTTGACAATGTAAAAGTTTTTAGAGACTTTGTTGAGAACACAGTTGCGTTTTTAAAAAATACATTTTCTAGCTTTGTTGCGTTTTTTAAAGGTGATGGGTTTCAGCGAGGTTTTGCAAGTGCCATTGACTTTGTTGTGGATAAGTTTCATAAATTACAAGAGTTTTTTCAAGGCATTGTAAATGTTATAACTGGTCTTTTGACTGGTGATGTTTCTCTTGCTGTTGATGGATTCAAAGCAATATTTAAAGGTCTGTTAGATTTTTTCAAGGGATCCTGGGATTTCGTTGGTGTTTTAAAAGATGTAATCATTGACGGACTCGGAAGGGTCAAGGACTTTGTTGCACCTAAATTAAAGGAGTTTGGTAAAGGTTTACTAGAAACTATAAGCACCGTGCTTAAAACTTCAGCTGGTGTTGTATTTGAAGGAGTTAAGTTTGTATTTAATAAAGTTATTGACAAAATTAATGATTTTATTAATTCTTTAAATTCAGGCCTGGGTTTCAGTTTCTTTGGCATTGACATTGACCCACCTGATTTACCAAACATCCCAAGATTGGCCAGGGGTGGTATTGTATCTCAGCCTACAACTGCCTTAATTGGTGAGAGTGGGCCTGAGGCTGTGATTCCGTTGTCGAGAGCTGGCGGCAACCTTGGCCAGACTAATATAAACGTTACGGTCAATGCTGGCATGGGTACCAATGGTACTGATGTTGGAAGGGACGTTGTTGAAGTTCTTAGACAGTTCCAAAGACGCAACGGTCCACTTAATTTAAGACTAAGCGGCTTTGATATTCAATAATGGCTGCACCTACACTTCGTGTTAGGTTTGGTTTTACACCAAATACTTTTACTCTTGATGATGCGATCCGTGGTCGTTTAGATTCCGGGAACGTTTTAGGTGGTGCTACAACTTTTACTGACGTGACTTCTTTTGTTCAGTCTGTTTCAATCTCAAGAGGTCGATCTCGTGATTTAAACTCTTTTGTATCAGGTTCTGCAACAATAACACTTGAAAACTCAACAGATGGACGTTTTAACCCTGCAAATGCATCAGGTCCATATTTTCCAGGTATAGAACCTTTAATTGAAGTAATTGTGGATTGTCTTGTTGCTGGTGAGTCAAGTCATACAAATCTTTACCGTGGCTTTGTGACTGATTGGTTAACTCAATATCCAAACAAAACAACATCAAAGGTTCAGGTTTCATGTTCTGACGCTTTTGTAAAGCTAGCAAACATTGAAACCACAAGTTTGTCAGTTAGTTCAACTGATTCAGGCTCAATGGTCAGCTCTATCTTGTCAAATTCACAAGTTGCTTATTCAGGTCCTAGTTCTGTTGAAACCGGAAACTCAACAATGCAATCAATAAACAAATCAACTAATGCTTTATCATTGATCCAAGAGATTGAAAAATCTGAAAATGGTAGTTTTTTTGCTGGTTCTGATGGCACCTTAAATTTTAAAAATAGGCATAGTTCATTCCCATCATCTACCGCAACTGTTTTTTCAGATGATGGTTCTGACATTCCTTATTTGGAAGTAAACCAACCCGTTGATGATGACTTAATTTTTAACGTTATAAATCTGACCAGGGAGGGTGGTTCTCAACAAACTGCTCAGGATACGGCTAGTCAGGGTAAATATTTAAAACGTTACCTGGAAAGAAATAACTTATTAAATGCATCTGATTCTGATGTTGCCCTGGCTGCAACGTTCTTGCTTGCTAAATTTAAGGATGCTTTGCCTAGATTCAGTCAAATGGTTTTAAATATTGACACTTTGTCAGCTGCTAATCAATTAAATGTTTTAGGGCTGGAGCTATCTAGTTCAATAAAAATTGAAATAACACCACCTGGTGAGGGATCTCAAATTGCTAGGCAATCCGTTATTGATGGCATCTCTTTTGCAATAACCCCGGATGATTTTACCTTGCGTTATAACGTGTCTGATGCCGTAAACTCAGCATTTTTTAGGCTAAATGACACGGTCTTTGGGGCCTTAAATGACGATAGATTGGGTTATTAGCTGAAACGGAGCCAAAACGGAGCCAAATCGTATGATTCAGCCCCGCTAAAGGCCAGCAAACCCTGCATTTATTGCATTATTTGCCGAAAGGCTGGCGGTGTCCTACTCTCCCCAGGTATTCCGGACGCAGCGGAAATGGCGGAAATAACGGAAATAACGGAAAGAAAAGCCCGACATTTGGTTTCCGTGGTTTCCGTGGTTTCCGTGGTTTCCTATAATTCCGGATGAAACTGAGCCAAAACTGAGCCAAAACGAGTTGCAAATGGCTTGGATTTATGGTCTTATTAGTCATGGTTAAAAACAAAGGAGAGAATAAAATGAGTAAAAATGATGGTTCTATTGGTGTCGGATCCCGTGTAAATTTCATGGATCGAGGCCAAAGATTCCAGGGCGAAGTTGTTGCACTAACAAAAAGCGATTTTGATGTTATCGATTTCGTTGATGTTAAAGTCACGCATTGGATGCCTGAGTCACGTGATGTGTTCAAAAAGAAAGCAGTTCCAACTATTTGGGTTGTATCTGTTCATGACCACACTCTTGAGGTTCTATAATGTCTTGGGAAGTTATTAAATTGCCTAAATGTAAGCACGGAGCTGCTCTTTATGACCAAACTGGAAACGGCGACTGGTTTCATGATGAGGAATGCACACCTGGTTGTCTGCCTGTTCCTTGTGACCCTGGTCATTTTAAGTTCGACTCATATATCGAGGACGTTGGCGACGGCTCTTTTGTTGAGTGGTTCGAGTGTGGCCATCAGGGCGAATGTGACGACTATATTCGTGTCGTTGCTGGTCCTGAGACTTGTTGTAAGTGTGGCTATGGTTTTGAGGACATTGAGGACTTGTTTAGTCCGCAGGACCGTGTTGAGTCCTGGAGACATGTTCTTTGTCCTGGTTCTAAGGACGGTGCGTAATGGCTTGGTCAACTATCCGCAAACGTAACTCCAAGACTGGTGTTGCATATCAGGCATCTGTTCGTGAGGTTATCGATCAAAAAAATAAAACCGTATGGTCCGGAACTTATAAAACTAAAGGCGAAGCCCAGGCTGCTGCTGCCGAGTATCTTGATGGTGTAAACAAAGGAACTATCAAGCATGTTGTTGATAAACATACATTTAGGCAGTTTGCTCTTAATGTTTGGCTGCCTGCTTGTCGTGTAAAGGTGGAACGTCCATCGACACTTAAAAAGTACGAAATGTACCTAAATAACCACTGGCTTGACATCCTGGGTCACTTAAAAATGACACAGATTGAGCCGGTGCAGTTAAACCGTTGGCTTGAACTTAAAAAGGCCGAGGGTTTGTCTGACGGGTATCTTGC